GTTGTATCAAGACTTGAACGCAATTATAGAGATGATTGGGACACCTCTCCGGAAAAAGTCTTCTATAATAAAGATGATGCTATAAAGTTTATCCGAGGAAATCCAGATACACATGAGTTATATTTTGATTGGGAGGAGGTAGACATAAAGTGAAATACCTCACATATGATGAAAACTATTGGATATTTGACTTAGAAACGGACGATCTCAATGCTACTAAAATACACTGCTGTTCTTTTATTAACGTCGTTACGGGAGAGGAACACCTAACTGTCGGACCAGAAGAGACAAGAAAGTTCATTACCGACCGTCCAAACGCCGTCTGGGTTGGACACAATGCAATATCGTTTGATGCTTGGGCTATTCGGCTTCTGCTTAATACCCCCGTTGATCATCGGAATTGCATTGACACCCTTATTCTTAGTCGTCTATTTGATCCAAAGATGGACGGGGGACACTCCCTAGCGGCGTGGGGGACCCGAGTCAAGCTCGCCAAAGGGGGCTACAACGACTTCAGCAAATTCACAGAGGAGATGGGGGCGTACTGTTTACAAGATGCCCGAATAACTCGTAAAGTATTCATCAAGATTACTGAGCGGATGGCCAAGCTTAAGTTCTCCGAGCAGTCCATATCTATTGAACACAAGATACGAGAGGTACTAGATGAACAGAAGAGAAACGGATTCTACTTCAATATCCCAAATGCTATCGCTCTTAGAGACCAGCTTAGACAGTTGGCAACAGATTTGGGAGACACCATCCACGAGCTCTTTCCACCCGAGCTTAAGGAAGTTGCCCGCTACAAGTTCCGAACTCTTAAGAGCGGAGAGCCTACGCAACACTTCGTACGACATAAGGCGCATTATCCTCAGGTTAATGTCGTGGGGGATGAGTACGTCTGCCTTGACTACATCCCCTTTAATATCGGATCGGTCCCGCAGCGTATTGAAAAACTTCTTGGACTGGGATGGGAGCCTAAGGAGTTTACGGACAAGGGTAACCCCAAGGTAGACGAAGATTCCCTAGTGGAGTTTGCCGCCTCCTCGGGGATCAAAGAGGTCAAGGCCATTGCTGACTGGCTCGTGGCTACGGGTCGGGCCAACATGATCGACAACTGGCTCAACAATGTAGACAAAGAGGAGTCAGTGATACGCGGTTACGTGGACACCTGTGGTGCTGCCACCCGCCGTATGACCCACTCAAGCCCCAACACGGCCAACATACCGGGCGTAGACGGGGTGGCCTATGGGTTCGAAAGCCGCAGCCTGTGGGAGGCCCGACGAGGTCGCCTACTGTGTGGCATAGACGCCAAGGCCCTAGAGATGCGTATGTTCGGCCACTACCTCAACAACGACGAGGCGGCCAAGATGTACGTCGAGGGCGACCCCCACACGTTCAATGCCGAGATGTTGGAGATCGAGCGTAAGCCCATGAAGGTTGTGTTCTATGCGTTCCTATATGGGGCCTCAGACGGCAAACTGGGGCGCGCCGCGGGCATCAAGAAGAACCCCGCCAAGTGGGGCAAGGAGGCCCGTGAGAAGCTCATCAAGCGGACCCCCGGTCTGGAGGAACTGGTGCGGACCACACAGATGGAACAGGCCCGTGGGTTCATACGGACCCTAGACGGGGGCTATGTGAGGTGCCCCAGTGCCCACGCGGCCCTGAACTACAAGCTACAATCGGGTGGTGCAATTGCCATGAAGGTGGTAAACATCAACCTGTTTGAAGCGATAAGACAAAACGAGCTGGATGCACTCCAAGTGGGCAACATCCACGACGAACTTCAGTTTGATTGTCTTGAAGACCACGCCCACGGCGTAGGTGAGTTGGCCCTTGAGGTCTTCTTGTCTTCTGGCCTTGAGCTAGGTATGCGAGTGCCCCTAGAGGGGGACTACAAAGTGGGAAAGAACTGGGCCTTAACCCACTGACATTTATCTGTTGACAACAAGTTACAAACTTGCTATAATATATATGTAAGGGGGAGAAAGATGAACCCTTACAGCCAATTAACAAAGGAAACAACATGCCAATTCGTAGTGGAAAGATGTACTACTGTAAAGTGTTCGGTGAAGGTTCGAAGAACTATGAGGGTGACGGTATGGAGTGGAGCTTCGACCTAGCCGTCGAGGGTGACACCCTAGCCGAGATGGAAAAGGAAGGCGTCAAAGCCAAGCCCAAGAACAAGGGTGATGGCCGTGGTGACTTCTACCAGTTCCGTAAGGATACCGTGAAGAAAGACGGTGAACCCGCCAAACCTATTGAGGTCGTTGACGCAGGTGGCAAACCTTGGGACCCCTCGGTAGCCATCGGGAACGAATCAGTAGTTGATGTCAAATACCTGCTCAAGGAATATGAGTACAAGGGTAAGAAGGGTATCAAGCGTAACATCCTAGCTATTCGTGTGAAGGACCATGTGCCATACGAAGGCGGGGGACGTGAAGACTTCAAATTTGACGATGAGTGGGCGTAAGAGATCGAAAAGCAAATCGGAACGCTTGTAGACGACATCTATGAACTACTAGAGAAGGGGTCCCCAAGTGGGGCCCCAACTCAACAGTACCTAGATGAGTTTGCAGAGGCGGTAAAACAAGCAGCAGCGTCTTACATGACGCCCCGAGAAGACAAACGTACCCTTCGTCTATCGGCCATCGGCAAACCAGATCGTAAGCTATACTACGACATCAGGGGTACTCACGAGACTGAGAAGTTCAAGGGCCACGAGCTCTTCAAGTTCTTCTATGGTCACCTGATCGAAGCAGCTCTGATCTATCTGGCTAAGGAAGCTGGCCACAAAGTCGAAGACGAACAAAAAGAGGTAGTCCTTGGTGGCGTTGTTGGTCACATGGACTGCAAGATTGACGGAGTAGTTACAGATGTTAAGTCCGCATCCACCTACAGCTTCAGGAAGTTCAAAGACGGAACCCTTGAAGAGGATGATGCCTTCGGATACATGGAGCAGTTGGCTGGATATGTTACCGCCGACGGAACAAACGAAGGTGCTTTTCTCGCTGCTGACAAGACGCTTGGATACATCACACTTCTCCGAGTGTCTGAAGACAAAATAACAGGTCTGAAGTTAGAAGACCGCATTGAACATTTGAAAGAGGTAGTTAAATCAGATGACGTTCCACCTAGATGCTATGACCCAATCCCTGAGGGCAAAAGCGGCAACCTTACTCTTCCGGTTGGTTGTTCTTATTGCTCCCACAAATTTAACTGTTACGATGACGCCAACGGCGGAGTCGGCCTACGTACGTTCCTCTACTCCACAGGCCCCAAGTATTTGACCCACGTTGAGAAGGAACCAAACGTAATGGAGGTGACCTTTGCTCAAAGGGTTTGAGGATGCTGGTGAAGTCTGGATCGTAATGAACATGCAAGAGGGTTGGCCTGAGTCGGTCTTCGTGGATGAGGAGTCTGCCGAAGAGGCGGTAAGACAACTCCAAGAGGAGAACCCAGACGAGTTCTTTAAGATCGTGTTTAGCGACATGTGTAGATTTGTAGATATTGGTGAAGTAGAAGAGGACGATTGGCTTTGAGTAAAATTATTGGATTCCCCGGCAAACCAGAAGAACCTAAGGGCCCCCCAATGGGGTTCTATCGCGTAAAGACCCTTAGCAACCCTGAGGGGGTCATGCACTATGGGTATCTGATTGTCACGGGAACCTTCGTGGGTATCACAGATCAGGACTCCAACCTGACGTACATCAGCCCCATTGACAAAGTGGTGGAGGTAGCCCGCGAATCGTTGGACACCTTCGAGGCACCAGTGCACTAGATGCGATCTGGATTTGAACGGACTTTGGCGGCTCAGCTCAAGCGACTTAAGGTTGACTATGAGTATGAGTCGCTGAGTCTCAACTACACAATCAGTCATATATACACACCGGATTTCGTAATTGCTAACGGGGTGATCATCGAGGCCAAGGGGAAGCTTGATCCCCAGACGCGCCAAAAGATGTTAGCCGTTAAGGCCCAGCACCCAGAGCTAGATATTCGGTTTGTCTTTATGCGAGGAGAAAACAAACTGAGTAAAGCATCAAAAACAACATACATGGACTGGGCTAAGAAACACGGCTTCCCAGCAGCAGATGGGGAGATTCCAGTAGAATGGCTAAAACACACCTCGTAATCCCCGACTCACACGCACACCCTGACCACCACAACAAACGATACGAGTGGTTGGGACAGCTTATCGTAGACCTCAAGCCCGACGTTGTAGTTGACATTGGTGACTTCTGGGATATGGCAAGCCTGTGTTCGTACGACAAAGGTACGAAGAGTTTCGAGGGACGACGATACAAGAAGGACATCGAGGCGGGTCTTGATGCCCAAGAGAAGATGTTCGCCCCGATCCGCAAAGCAAAGAAAAAGAGGCCACGATTTGTACGAACCCTTGGAAACCACGAACATCGAATCCAACGAGCCATTGATCGAGACCCCATCCTCGAAGGAACCATTGGTCTATCTGACCTCCAGTCTAAAGATTACGGGTGGGAACAGTACGGATTTCTTGAGCCTGTGGAGATCGATGGTGTACTCTATCAACACTACTTCACCTCTGGGATCATGGGGCGGCCCATTAGTGGTGAACGTCACGCGCACTCTCTCATCCTTAAGCAGCTTACTTCCTGCACCCAAGGACACTCTCATCTCTTTGACTATTGTGTCCGATCTGACGGACGTGGACGAAAGATACACGGATGTGTGGTTGGAGTATATCAAGATTATGATGCCGACTTTGCAGGACCGGCTAATAAGCTATGGAACCCCGGAGTTGTCATTAAACGTGAAGTTGAAAACGGGTCGTATGATGTTGAACATGTGTCCCTAGCGAGGTTAAGAAAAGAATATGGACGATGACTTCCTTCTCTTGGCTTTGGAGGAAAAGCTGGAACCGGCTGAACTGGTGGAGATTTTAGAACTAGAGATGGTGGACCTGTGGGACGCCTTCTACGAGGTCATCACCAAGACAAAACGAGCAGAAGTATTTGACGCCCTCCGACTCGATTGACGCTATTAGCCCAGATCACTATAGTCGCTATAAAACCCAGCCGATAGACTTCATATCAGAAGCACTAGGGCCGGGTTTTATTGTCGGTAACGTAATCAAGTATGTTCTCCGCTACGATGCCAAGAATGGAGTGGAGGATGTACGTAAGGCTAAGCGATACTGTGAGATGCTTATCAACCACCTAGAGGGGAGATTACCTAGTGCCGAGTCATGATTACATGAAAGCTTGGTTTGAAGCCTTGGATAATGTTATGAACTATATTAATAGTCTAGATACGTCCAACATGACGGTAAAAGAATTTAGAAGCGATCTTTATTCTTATTTAACAGGAAGCAGACCAAGGAACTATCCCGGTGAAACTACGTAACCCCTTTGCCGAGTCCCTTCGGACCACCTATCGTAAACGTACAATTGAAGACAAAAGAAAAAAGGAAAACCGGAATTGGATGACTACCAGAAGTTTATTGCAACAAGCCGCTATGCACGATGGCTGGACGATGAAGGAAGACGAGAAACTTGGGACGAAACTGTCGAGCGATATACGGACTTCTTCAGCCAACGACAGCTAATTACTGAAGTCGAGGCGGACGAACTATACTGCTCTATTGTAGACCTACAAGTCATGCCCTCCATGCGTGCCCTGATGACGGCGGGCCCAGCGCTGGAGCGGTGCAACGTGGCGGGCTACAACTGTTCGTACCTACCCGTGGACAGCCCCCGATCCTTTGACGAAGCCATGTACATCCTGCTTTGCGGCACGGGTGTCGGGTTCTCGGTGGAGCGGGACAGCGTGACGAAGCTGCCCGAGGTGCCAGAAGTGTTCGAAGCCGCGGACTATGTTATCCGGGTCGAGGACTCCAAGGAGGGCTGGGCCAAAGCACTACGGCTGGTCATTGCCCAACTGTACTCGGGCTACACCCCTGAGTGGGACCTGTCGGATGTCCGCCCCGCGGGGGCCCGACTGAAGACCTTCGGGGGACGTGCCTCAGGACCAGCGCCTCTGGACGACTTGCTCAACTTCACCGTCAACAAGTTCATGGGGGCTCGGGGCCGCAAGCTTAACTCCCTTGAGTGCCACGACATCATGTGCAAGATTGGCGAGGTGGTTGTCGTCGGGGGCGTTCGTCGGTCGGCCATGATTTCTTTGTCTAACCTCCAAGACGACAGGCTTCGGGGGGCCAAGCAAGGGAACTGGTGGCAAGACACAGCCTATCGGGCCCTGAGCAACAACTCGGTTTGCTACACTGTCAAGCCCGACATGGGGACCTTCCTGAAGGAGTGGACGTCTCTCTACGAGTCTAAGTCGGGGGAACGGGGCATCTTTAATCGCCAAGCGTCCGAGAAACAAGTCCTTAAGAATGGGCGTCGTGAAGGTGGCCACCAGTGGGGTACCAACCCCTGCTCTGAGATCATCCTTCGACCCTATCAATTCTGTTAATAAGATAGCAGAAGTAAAACTAGGTGAATTGCTGGGAAGCCTAAGGGGAGACCTATGGTAATCAGCAGCCAAGCTTCTATTTTGTACTTGACTTCGTTTACAGAATTTGGTATAATATAGATAGAAGGTTCAGAGACTATCCCGTAAGGGAGTACACTCAAGTGAGTGGAAGCGCCTAGCCCCTACAAAGGGTGATGATATAGTCCGAGCCTTATGGAAACATAAGGAAGGTTTACTTTGATAAATCGTGAAGGTTACTACGTAGGTAAGTTTGATAGAGAATGTACTAAGTGTGGTATAGTCTTTAAGAAAACTAGCAAAACAGTTACACTATGCCCTAGCTGTAATAGTGAACGTGTTAAGAGCTCAAAAACAACAGAGAGAAAACTCTGGGAACGTGCCCGAAACCGTGCTAAACTATCTGGTTTAGAGTTTACAATTACACTTGAAGATATAGAATTACCACCTACATGTAAATACCTAAACATACCTTTGAACGTTCATTCCGGCTCATCAGGTGGGAAATTTGATAGCCCATCTCTTGATCGTATTGACAACTCAAAGGGTTATATCAAAGACAACATACAGGTTATAAGCCACTTAGCTAACGTAATGAAAGCTAGTGCAACCAAGGAGCAATTAAAGATGTTCTGCAACAGTATGTTGAAAGACCTTGGCCAAGACTAACGATCTTGGTTTAACATAGCTGAATCTAAGTGAGGTAGTGGTACGAGCCGATGACACCGAAGAAACCCTACGAGACAAAGTGGAA